GAAATCATCGCAAGTTGGTAAACGAATATCTGTTTACAAATCATCCGAAATATACACTTAATACATTAAACCATTTCGACACAATTGAATACTTCCGCAGAGCGAATGATTCATTTATATGGACCCAAAATTTTACAGTTAGCTCTACACAAGCAACGACAGAGTGGAGAAAAATTAACCTAGTCGAAAAAGAACCATACATTAAACACAATTGTTCGGTTCGTACAGAGACAGTCAAGAAATGTTATGGATTGCCTGATGAGTATACACCAGATGATACAGAAACAAATTTTATTAGCCAACAAGAAGTATTTGATAAAATTTTAGTCATTGAAAGTCTGTCAGGCGAAAGTGATATTGTATTCGAATCATCATCTCTCGACCAGCCAGTTAGCATAGTATATTGCGCCAAAAATCCGTTTACTATAACCCAAACGCTAACAGACGTATCGGTAGGACTTCCACCTTCCGGTGGTGTATATGTACCAGTTACATCGGGTGTTCTTGTCAACGCTAAGGCACCATATGCTAATCTGCTGAATATTAATAACCCTACAGTAGCATATATACCAAACTCGAGCGGATTGGCTACAAAAGAAAATCTCGGCCTATTCACACCAGACAATCTAGTAGTTCCGATTTACAATTCGAGCATCGTTGCCAAAGAACCAAATATCGACAATGACTATCGCGAAAATGTATTCTACGTTGCAGATCCTACTTTTTATATAGACAACCGCGGATTATCAAATGTTGACAATAATCAGATTTTAAAAATCAAATCAACAAATGCATCATTTATCAAATATCCATCAACAGCAGCATGCAAATCGGGGGATGTATACAACGACAAAAATTATCCTAACTTCAACGCATATCAAAGTGTTGCGGAATCGCATGGCAATGATACTATCAGTATTCCATTTAATGAATTGACTGATCCATGGGTTGGTGAATTTGAAGACGAATGGTTTGACAAGATTAACTATACAGCGAACTTATATGGTGAATATAATATTCTCAGTGGTTCAAATTCGTGGGCATCATCAAGATTCAACGAAACAACGGCATATATACACAAACACCAAACAGATATATACGGCAATTATTATACATTATTCAAAGACACACCGACTGCTACATTGTTTGCAAAGCAATCAAATTATGGTAGGTTGTATGTGAAGACCATCAACAACAAAACATTGCCAGCAGTATCCGCACTTGCTAAAGTGTATGATACCTACGCAGCGTCAAATACTTCAATCTATCGACAATTAACAGGAAACAAGATCAAGAATATTGAAGTATTTTACGATACAATGATTAGCCACTTGTCTGGTGCTATTCTCGTCGATCGAATTTCGGTCGATTATGAAACAGGTGAAATCTTTTCTAGTGCAGAACAAAAAGCATCCAATACATCCGATAATTCATTTGTCATTACAATAGATAGTCCTACATATGGTACTTGCGGATCTATCTTAATTCCTGACGACAACACACTAACATTCGTGACAATGGCTAGCTCGAATCCGCCATATCCGAAAGTATATGAACATATACTTGGCAGCGATATAGTCAGACTGGCTTATGATGGCGCAAATGATTACACTACATTCAAGGCAGCATTAAGTAGTTATGGCACTTCGACGATCCCATCATTTGATTTCGCTTATGACAAAAACTCAGGGATATACACAGTATCTTACATTTTATTCACAGCAAGCACACTAGTCAATGCGTTTATGACAGTGTTTATCAATTTGAAGAAACAAAACGGTAAATTGGTTCTAGATTCTTTCAATCTAATCAGACCGTATCTATCCTATTAAGTATTTTGAGATGAATCGGAGAAATATTGTGTACGATAATACAATGGACCAGAACCAGCAATTGTCTTTGCGCTTACCTGATTGGAATCTGTTACACCTCTAAATGTAAATGTGTCGTCAGCAGATAGAGCCATTGCATTGCTTGCTCCAGAAAATCCGTTGTCATAAATTTCAATAGTTGTTCCAGTTTTATTCACTACGATAACCTCGCTACAGCTTTGCGACGACAAGGCAACCAAGGAATTTGAGATAGTTTGGTTAAAAGAGCGACAAATATTTTTGTTTGTAAAAGCCATATAATTATTTATCGTTATGCACGTTGAATCACATTCATCGACGCCCAAATTACAGCATCATTGGTAATGCCCTTTGCTGCAATGGTAATATTCTCTGGTGTGCCGTTTATTTTTACACCGAATCGACCGTTTAAACCACCCACAGATGCTTCGTCTGTACTAATGCCAGCACGTTGAGATGCACCGATAAATTTCGTCAGCAGGTCGGTTCCTGCAGTCAATATTGCAGTATTAGCACCAATAGCATATTGGAATGGCGTGCCGACTAGATCAGCCCATGTAGGAGCAGTGCCAGACACTTCAGCATTGTACACTAATTTATAGACACAAGAACCATTATTCGATGCATTTAACAAATCAACAGAGCGTAATAATGGGACAATATCTGGTTGTGCTGGATTTAATCTAACAGATAATACAGGATGAAATGCTAAGGTATTCACAGTGACAGACGCACTCGTAGACACACTCGCTGGTGTTCCTAAAATATCCTCGTTACCCTCAATTATTACAGATGAACAAATATGTTTCATCGATCCAGATCCAGCACCAGTCTGACGAATTTCATATCGGATTGGGTGATTAGGAGAAGACAGATATGTGGAATTTAAACTATTGAGATTTGTTACATAGTGCGCATAATAACATTTTCCTTCCAAATAAAACCCAAAGCGAACACGACCGACACCCAGCCATTCATAATCCATTGTAAGAATCTGAGCTTTGGTAAAATCAATAGCCAACCCAGATGGGCCTGTGCCATCTAGCTTGTCGACATTCCATGCAGATTGTGGCACTGAAACCGAATATGCAGTGCCTTCAGTTTTGAGAACTACAAATCTTGGGCCAGCAGAAGTGACTTCAAGATAGATCCCGGAATTAGGATTATACGGAGCCACCGAACCACTCTGGAATAATCCAACTCTCTTTGTAATATTGGTTTCTGGAGCAAAAACACCAGTAAATAAACCTACAATGCCTTTGCCTGGTTGATAGTTGAATCTCAAAGGAGTTTGTCTTATAACGTAAGCACCGTTCGCATTTGTCGTCATATTCACCAACGAATCACCGCTAACATGAACACTAGTGGCATTTGCAGTTACAACCTCATCAAAAATATTGACACCTTTGCCGTACAATTGCTTCGCGTCTATCAGTGAGACTGGCTGCGAAACCCGCAAACGGCCAAATGCGTCAGAAGAAGCGTTGTCACCAAATGCACTTCCATTTACCTGAGCCTTGGTTAGGTCGTACACTAGCATTGCAGTTTTATTATATCTAGTCCCATCAGATGTCGTGACTGGAGGGTAACTAGTGTCGCCGCTTACGGCAACCCAGCACATCGACTTGAGTGCTTGTTCTTGATATCTTGGATTCGTAATAATCATCAAAAGTATTTAGTTGCATTCTATGCAGCCATCTATTATTATAGATATATAAATAAAAAATAGTTCTTTGAAATAATATGGGGGTGAATATGGTTTTCGATTTGATAGTCGAACGTGACATAAGCACACAGTGGTTGACCGGCTGGCCACTATAAAAGCCGTTCAAACAAACCAAATGCAGAAGACACTGAAGTCGATGCCCTCTTAGCGCAAGCAGAATATATCTTCAATAACGCAGACGAGTTCGTCTTTGCGGATGAAGAAGCACTGGTTGCCTAAGCTCAACAGCAAATGATCCTATTAAGTTTGCTGAGGTACTACAATAGGTAGTGTTAATACATCTCATCACATGTAAACCAAAGATGTCTGTAGTTACTAGCAGTTTGTAGTAGTAGGTAGTGACCCTAAATGAAAGGCCGATGTACCAGCAGACCTAAGTCAGAGAAATTGCAAATACATCTAAGTGTGTAGAAAGTGTAACCAAGCTATCAAAGACTCCGGTTCAAATCCGGACACCTCCACCATAAATATGTTTATGGATTTCAAGCAATTTTGTGAAGAGTATGGCGAAGCAATGCAGCTTCTTGAAGACGTTAATGTCAGTGATGAACTAAGGTATCATTTAGATAATAAATTTGCATTATATGAAAATGTATTTCGCATTTACTCAGATGCATATTTTAAATTAATCGAAGAAGTTCGAACACTTTATTTCGATAATAAAATTGCATTATGCAATGAAGATGCCGATCTAGTAGAATCAAATATCGGACAAAAGGCTCTTTATAACGGGCGTGAAGTTTGGTTAGATGCACCTATTACAGTCGAAGAAGATTATCTCACAGAAGCGAAATACAAAGGCAAAAACGTTAACTTGCGAAAACCATTCCGCACACCAGGGGGTCCAAAAAAATTCGCAGTCTATGTCAAGAAGCCGGCATCCGGTAATATTATTAAAGTAACATTTGGTGATCCTAATTTAAGGATACGCAATGATGATCCAGTAAGAGCCCGATCATTTAGAGCAAGACATAAATGCGAAACCAGAAAAGACCCGACAAAGGCAAGTTACTGGAGTTGCAACATTGTAAGATATCGCAAAGCATTAGGAATTAAATCTAGCAGACCATGGTAAAATTACCCTTTACAGAACAGAAAGACGGAGAGCTTCGGCTTCGCACTTTTGGCATTGATGTGCCAGATGATGAATTAATGTGGCATTGGGATGAAGAGGATCGTTACGTAAAAGTAATTTCCGGTGATAATTGGAAAATGCAATATGACGACCAATTACCCATTCCATTAATTCAAGACGAAATATACTTTATCGCACAAGGCGTATGGCATCGAATTTTGCGAGGAACTACAGATTTAACAATATCAATCGCCAAACAAAAATAAATATCTACAATGAGCTCATTCAAATCACTAATCCAATCTATTCTAAATGAAGGAGGCCAGGCGGCTGAAAATCTAACTGCAAAATTAATCAAGTCCACTAATAATCCAAATCTAAAGTATAAGAGAGCAACTCCTACTCCCGAAGTTTTGGATGAAATTCAAAAGATTCTAACTATTCTTAGAAGCCGTGGTTATATCGAC